CGAAAGTACAAAGAAACTCCGTTGTTCTATACGAACTACATGAGAGTGGATCACAAGACTTCTACGGCTTTAGCGATAATTCAGAGAGCGGAAGCGATATAGAGGTCGTAATAGCAGGTGGAGCTGGTGGAACAGTTATACTTGATTGTGCTAAAGTTTCTGGATATGGTTCACAACAACATCAAAACGCACCATTAGACACTGACGACGCAGGAAGTGTGTATGATGGCGGATCATTAGGATAGAACAATGAGACTAATTAAAGAATTCAATGAGAATATTAAATATATTACAGAAGAGAGTAAAGATCCGAAGAAACCTAACGTATTTATCGAAGGTGTATTTTTACAAGCAGATTTAAAGAACAAAAACGGCCGTGTATATCCGAGATATACTATGCAGCGAGAAGTAGCACGTTATGTTAAAGAAAACATTTTAACAAAACGAGCTTATGGAGAGTTAGGACATCCTGACGGACCAACGGTTAATTTAGACCGTGTATCGCACATGATTACATCTCTAAAAGAAGACGGCAACAATTTTATCGGTAGGGCGAAGATAATGGACACGCCTATGGGTAAGATTGTAAAAGAACTCATAAGCGAAGGTGCTCAACTAGGTGTTAGTTCACGTGGTTTAGGATCTTTGAAAGAGAGAAACGGCATTAACGAAGTACAAGATGACTTTATGTTAGCGACAGCAGCAGATATTGTTGCTGATCCTAGCGCCCCCGACGCTTTTGTAAGCGGCATTATGGAAGGTAAGGAATGGGTTTTTGTTAATGATAGGTTTGTCGAACAAGATATAGAAGAGGCTAGAGCCAAAATTTCTAGTGCTAATTCAGCACATTTAGAAGAAGAAAAGCTCCAAGTCTTTACTAATTTCTTAGATAAACTGTCCAAAATCTAATAGAAGTCTAAAAAAGTATAAATAGTTTATTAGATTATATTAAAACTAGATAATCCGAAAATAAGGAGAGAAGAAATGGGAGTAGAATCCAAAATCAGAGAACTGCTTGAAGGTAAGCTTCAGGACGCTACCGTAGCAGTGATAGATGAACAGGAAGCAGGAGACAGAATCTCGCCTATGCAAGGTTCCAGCTCGAAAGCTAACTTACCAACATCTACAGCGGACCCACACCGTCCGTTGGATAAAACAGCTGGTGACAAAACTAATCCTTTACAAGGTAATTCCAATCCCAACCCTGAGCAGCAAGACCTAAGTGGTACTAGCAACCCAGAAGGTGGATTAACAAGCCCAGTAGGCAAAGCAGCTTCCGACAAAGCTTCTAAGGCACCTGGACTAGAAGGCGCAGGCGCTGGTAAAGCACCTAACTTTAATGACCAAGAAGATGCTCGTTCAGTCGTAAACCAACCTAGCTCAGCAGGCAACAGAGGACCTGTTGGCGAGAGTGAAGAAGGAAGCGAAGACGAAACAACTTTAGAGGAAGAAGAAGTAGCAACAGAGGAAGAAACTGTAGAGGAAAAAGAAGTTACAGCAGAGGCAGAAGAAGTCATAGCAGAAGAGCCAGAAGAAAGTGAAGAAGAAGCACCCGCTGAAGAAGCAGCTGCCGAAGAAACACTTTTTGAAGAAGACATTGCTAACTTATTTGCCGATGAAGAGCATCTTTCAGAAGAATTCAAAACAAAAGCAGCCTCACTATTTGAGACTGTCGTTGTAGCTAGAGTCAATCAACAAATAGATTCCATAGAGGATTCACTTGTTGAGGAAGCCAATAAGGCTTTTGAAGAAGCTAAAGAAAAGCTAGTAGAAAACATTGACAAATATCTCAGTTATGTAACTGAGCAATGGATGTCAGAAAATGAACTAGCCGTTGAGAATGGGCTAAAGAATGAAATCACAGAGAGCTTTATTAAAGATCTTAAAGAAACATTCCAAAACCATTACATCGATGTCCCTGAAGACAAATTCGATGTACTTACATCTCAACAAACAGAAATAGACGAATTAAAATCTAAGTTAGACGAAGAGATTAATAAGTCTGTGGAAATCAGCGAAGACAGAGAACAACTACAAAAGGAACGGGTATTCCATTCCGTGGTTAACGATCTAGCTGAAACAGAAGTTGAAAAGTTTGCAACTCTAATCGAAGACGTATCTTACGACTCCGAAGATTTGTATACTCAGAAACTAAATGTTATCAAGGAAAACTATTTTCCTAAGGCGAAAGTTGATGATAGCGATAAGCTAGAAGATAGCGTTGATCAGGGAGCATTAGACGACGGAACAGTGATGAGCAAATATGTACAAGGTATTACTCAAGCTACTAAGTTTTCTGATGTTAAAGGTTAAAAATTAAATTTTTTATAAATAATTAGGTTATAAAATATAACAAACGTAAAACAAGGAGAAACTGATGTATCTTTCAGAAGAACTACAGAAAAAGTGGCAGCCCGTATTGGAGCATCCTGATCTTTCCGAGATCAGCGATCCATACAAGCGTGCGGTTACTACAGTGGTCCTTGAAAATCAGGAGAAAGCTCTCCGTGAGGAGAAGGAATCCCTTTTCGAGGCGACCCACACAAACCAAACAGGCGCAGGCGTAAATAACTACGATCCGATATTAATATCGTTAGTACGACGTGCACTGCCTAACCTGATGGCTTATGACGTTTGTGGCGTACAACCAATGTCCGGCCCTACAGGTCTTATCTTCGCAATGAAGTCACACTATTCTACGATGAGTGGAACAGAAGCTTTATTTAACGAAGCAGATACAGACTTTTCGGGTGCAGGTACACATGCTGGAGCTAATCCAGTTGATGGTTCGTACACTACTGGTACTCCAGTATCCACAAGCACTGCAGAAGGCTTCGGAGACTCAACTACCCTACAAGAAATGGCGTTTTCAATCGAGAAGACAACTGTTACTGCTAAATCAAGAGCATTGAAAGCAGAATATACAGTTGAACTTGCACAAGATTTGAAAGCCGTTCATGGGTTAGATGCAGAATCTGAACTAAGTAACATTCTTTCACAAGAAATACTTGCAGAAATTAACCGTGAGGTTATTAGAACTATCTACAAAGTAGCAAAAACAGGCTCAGCCTCAACTGCTACAGCTGGTACTTTCGATTTAGACGTCGACAGTAACGGTAGGTGGTCCGTAGAAAGATTTAAAGGTCTATTGTTTAACATTGAACGCGATGCTAACGTAATTGCACAAGACACAAGACGTGGAAAAGGTAATTTTATTATCTGTTCTTCAGACGTGGCGAGTGCGCTTGCAATGGCTGGTGTTTTAGATTATGCTCCAGCATTATCAACAAACTTAAACGTTGATGACACAGGTAATACATTTGCCGGAGTTCTAAACGGTCGTTACAGAGTTTACATAGATCCTTACTCAGCAAACACAGGAGCTGCTAGCCAGTTCTATGTTGCTGGTTATAAAGGCACTAGCCCTTATGACGCAGGTCTTTTCTACTGTCCATATGTCCCACTTCAAATGGTTAGGGCGATTGACCCTAGCACATTCCAACCTAAGATTGGTTTCAAAACTAGGTATGGTATGATTGCTAACCCATTTGTAATGCAGGCAGACGGAACGACTGACGGTGATACATTCACTGCAGATCGTAACCAGTATTATAGATCGGTAAAAGTTACAAACTTAATGTAAATTAAGAAGTAACCTTTATTAGGTTCAACATTAAAACACCCGCTTTCGCGGGTGTTTTTTTATCTAAAAGATAAAATTATTTTTGATTAACGAAGTCGTTAAGCTCTTGTGCTACTGTAATAACATCACTTGCTGTGATGGTACCTGTAGGCATAGGCTTTTTATCGTTAGGGAATGAATCGTTGTGCATATAAACTGCATCAACTTTTCTTTGAAAGTTATCCGAAAGGATCCCTTGTGCTTGGTTTAGTAAATTGGCTCTGATCTCGAACCCTGATTTATTATCTGACATAATATTCTCCTGTGTGTGTGTCATGTCCTTAATGGACACAATTATTTATACAAAAGGTATCCTACCTTCTTTACTTATGGTTACAATGAAAGTATTATAAATACTATTATATAACGGAGGCGCCATGGCGTACAGCAAGAAAGTAATCGACAGATTCGAATCAGTATTAGCAAACCCAGAGAAACACGCAGTAGGACGTTTTGATCCTAATGACCCGGATGTAGCTACAGGAATGACAGGAGCACCAGCGTGTGGAGATGTAATGAAGTTAGATCTCAAATTAGATCCCGAAACGGATACAATTTTAGATGTGAAATTTAAAACATATGGTTGTGGCTCAGCAATAGCGAGTTCAACATTGTTTGTGGACATGCTTAAGGGTAGGACGATCGCAGAGGCTAAACTTATTAAAGATAGAGATATAGCTGAAGCATTAGAGTTACCAGCCATTAAGTTACATTGTTCTGTATTAGCAGAAGCTAGTATTAATCAAGCAATAACACATTGGGAAGAGAAGAAAGACGCACGGAAACATAACAGAGGACCTGAATGAATATAGATTTTACTGATGATGCTTTAGTACATGCTATCGAAAAGATAGAAAGAAATAAAAAACCAGGCATACGCTTTGCTTTAATGGGCGGAGGATGTGCAGGGTTTGAATATGAATTTGATTATGCTGATGGACCACAAGAGAGTGATGTTGAAATAGACTTTGGAAAATTTAAAATGTGGATCTGTTCTTTATCAGAAAATTATTTAGATGGCACTACTATTAGTTGGAAAAGAGATGGATTGAACGAAGGATTTCAATTTAATAATCCACAACAATCATCAGCTTGTGGGTGTGGTGTATCAGTACAATTTTAAGTTATGGCATATATAGGAAAGTTTAGAGGGTTGACCCCAACAAGAAAGTGTACAAGCCAAGGACAAGGCGGACGTGGAAGAAGAGTAAAAATTGGCACAAGTACAATGAACAAAAATAGAAAGAGAAGCTACAAGAAATATAAAGGACAAGGTAGATGACGACAACAAATATAACTAATGTAACCGAGGCAAGTTGGAGCAGTAATAATCCTAATGAATTGGATTATCTTAGACCTAATGCTTTTAAATTTCAGATACACAACATTCCTAACGTGTCATATTTTTGCCAAGCAGCAAACATTCCGGAAATGAATTTACCACCTGCAGTTATGGCGACACCTCTTGTTGACATACCTTTTGCAGGAGACAAAATAGACTTTGGTACATTAATGATACGGTTCTTAATACAAGAAGACATGAAGAACTATAAAGAGTTATATGACTGGGTAGTTGGATTAGGGTTTCCAGAGTCACATGATCAATATTCAACATTTGGAAAGAGCCAAGAGTATAGGTTCCCTGATATAAGTCCTACCAAACAAAAGGCATTAGGCCAACATTCAGACGCAAGTTTATTCCTACTAGACTCAAACAACAACCCAATTTCTCAAATTATATTTAGAGATGCTTTCCCTGTTAGTTTACAAGGGTTAGATTTTGAAATTTCAACAGGACAAACAGACTATATGGTTGGTGTTGCCATGTTTAGATATAAAGACTATGTAATTGAAACAACAAATCAACCTGTTTCGTTTACACCCACTAATACTGGTCCTGTTATTACATCTTCAGCATTCTTCTGGGCTGCTGAGAACCAAACAGCAATAGGTAAGATTACAGCTACCGATGCTGAGAATAATACACTAGCCTACACCGTAACAGGCACAGACGCAGGCGCCTTAACGTTGCACTCAACGACAGGAGTATTAACATTCACCTCAGCACCAAACTTTGAAACAAAGAGCAGTTATAAAGCAACGGTTAACGTTAGCGACGGTACATTTACATCAAAACAAGACATTACGATCACAGTTACTGACGTTGCTGAATAAACGGTACTATTGCCACTTGATTCTTAGTTAGCAATCAACTATAATTATACTATGATTACATTAAATGAACTGCAAGAGATGTGGGCTGAAGATTGTAAAATTGATGATCTCAATTTAGGTCCCGAGTCTACAAGAACCCCAGAACTACATGCCAAATATCTAAGCATGTTGTCTACGTTCAAATTACAGTTACGCAAAAATAAATCCAACTTACTTACCTTACGACGTGTCAAATGGAAGTATTATCGTGGAGAATTATCACAACAAGAGCTTAATGACTTAGGTTGGGATCAGTACCTAGGTAACGCTCCTTTGAATAATCAGATGAATGACTTTTTAGATACAGACCCTGATGTTATTACAATAACTGATAAAGTAGAGTATATAGACACTTGTATAACCCTCTTAGAGGGTGTTATGAGGAGTTTAAATAGCCGTTCCTTTGATATTAAAAACGCTATCGAGTGGACCAAGTTTACTAATGGCCTTTTATAGTGAGGAAAAAATGACGACCTATTTGGAGCAAAAAAAGTTTCTATGAATATTTTTATGTTAGACGAAAACCCAGAAGAGAATGTTAAACTACATTGTGATAAGCATGTTGTCAAAATGATATTAGAATACGCACAGATGTTATCCACAGCACACAGGTTGTTAGATAATAGAGAGGATGTATACAAAGCCACACACAAGAATCATCCTTGTACTGTTTGGGTTAGAAGTAATTGTGCAAACTATAGATACATGTACGATTTATTTTCTAGACTATGTGCAGAATATACTCATAGGTATGGTAAAGAACATTTGACTTGGACAAAGTTAGGCAAAATACTTTGGTATCCACCTGTCAATATTCCACATGAATCTATGGCAGACGTTGTGAATATGCCTCAATGCATGCCAGAAGAATACAAAGATATAAATGTAGTTAGCGCATATAGAAATTATTATAAAGGTGACAAGGCAGGATTTGCTAAGTACACCAATAGAGAAACACCTGAATGGCTATTAACGTAACACAAAAAGATTCAGTATATCTTAAAATAGATACAGACTTGAGCACTGATCAAGAGATATCAGACTTCTTTACCTTCGATGTTCCTGGTGCCAAGTTCATGCCACTATACAGAAATAGAATGTGGGACGGTAAGGCTAGACTATATAGCATGTACACGAAAGAATTATATGTAGGGCTACTGCCTTACTTAAAAGACTTTGCTAATACA